TCAAAGGGTCTTCATAATGTCTATCTGCCTAAGAAGTATCGTGACTTTGATTGGGGTATTGCCGCAGAGAATGAATGGTTCCGCAAGACTGTAGAGAAAGAAGTCTTCATTGATAATGTCTATCAGAAGTTCTTCAAGGTAGAAGAAGGAGATATTGTCTTTGATGTGGGAGCAAGTGCTGGTCCCTTTACACATTACATTAAGGATCAGAAACCAGGTAAAATCTATTGCTTTGAACCACACTCAGAACTTTATCAAACTCTGGTGGAAAATGTATCTGATGATAATGTAGTCTGTGTGAACAAAGCCATCGGTTCAGTTGATGGTGAATATGAGACTGCTGGTTTGTTCAATGAGACTCTACTTGAAACTTGTGAGGATGAGAATCTTCAGACTGCTCCTTCAGTTAAGTTCAGTACCTTTGTGAAAGAAAATAATATCTCACAGATTGATTTTCTAAAGACTGACTGTGAAGGTGGTGAGTATGATATGTTCAATGATGAGAATCTTTCTTGGGTCAAGAATAATGTGAAGAAGATTGCTGGTGAGTTTCATCTGGGCACACCAGAACTCAAAGAAAAGTTTCGTCATTTCAGAGACACTTATCTAAAAGCACTTCAAAACTATGAGATTTACTCTGCTGATTATGTGAATATCAAGCAGCATCTTTATGGTACTGATAATGGTGCTTGGTTCTTAGATTACTATACGACTATCAATCTTTATATTGATAATCGTTTCGGTGGTAAAGACCGTTGGAGAAACTCTATCGCACCGACAATGGAATTCACCACATCCATTGATACTCAGAATGGTTGCGTAGTTGATTGTGTCTTCTGCCCACAGAGAACGCTTCAGAAGTCCTACAAGGGCGAGCGTTTTATGACTCTTGATAACTTCAAGAAGGCAGTAGATAAACTCCCACAGGAGGTCAGAGTCACCTTTGCTGGGTTTACTGAGCCTTGGTTGAATAAAGAATGTACTGATATGGTTCTTTATGCTCACGAAAAGGGTCATCCAATCTCAATCTTTACGACTGGAATTGGTATGAGCATTGAAGACATTGAAAGAATCAAGCATATTCCTTTCGCAGGTAATCCAAATGGTTGCTTTACACTTCATCTTCCAGACCAAGAAAGAAAAGCAAAGCACCCAATCACCAAGCGTTATATTGAAGTGATTGAGCACATTGGTAAGATTCAAAATCAGATTCATAACTTCACCACAATGTGTATGGGTACGGTTCACGAAGATGTACGTCACGTGTTTCCAACTGCTCCTGTTTATGATATGTGGTCAAGAGCAGGTAATCTTGTGGGTGAAATGATTATGAAACCTGAACTGCTTGAAAGAAAAGCAGAATGGAAGATTGCCAATCACGGAGAAAAGCAAATGACCTGTGGTTGTCTTGAGAAGATGTATCATAATGTAATGCTACCCAATGGAGATGTTTCTCTGTGTTGTATGGATTATGGTCTGAAGCATATTCTTGGAAATCTTTATGAGCAAGATTATGAGGACATTGTTCCTGAGAATAATCAGTGCTTTGAACTTTGCCGTCTTTGTGAAAACGCCGTAGAACCGTGAGATATACATTAGACAATCAGAAAATTAATTCAACTCCAAGTCCAACACTCTGGGTCATTGATAATTTCTATCAGGACCCAATGGCGGTTCGTGAGTTTGCTCTAACTCAAGACTTTAATTTCAGTGACTATCATCGTGGTAGAAGAACTGAAGATCAGTTTGAGATTCCTGGAACCAAAGAAGCATTTGAAAGTATTATGGGAATGAAAGTGTCTCACTGGATGGAGACTCACGGTATGTGTGGACGCTTTCAGCATTGTACTTGTGAAGATGCTCTGGTCTATCACGCTGATGCTCAGACTTGGGCAGCGACTGTTTATCTGACTCCTGATGCTCCTTATGAGTGCGGTACTTCGTTGCTTGCTCATAAGAAGACTGGTATTCGTCACGTGAATACTGAAGGATCTGATGTGATCTGGGAGAAGCAGCATTTAGACCCGACACCTTGGGACCACATTGATGTTGTTGCGAATGTGTTCAATCGTCTGGTGATATGGGATGCCAAGTGCCCTCACACTGCTTCTAAATATTTTGGTTATGATAAGTATGATTCAAGACTGTTTCATATGTTCTTTTTTGATACTGAATAAATAACTAAAACTATTTGATGGCGGATGGCTAATAATAGAGAACTGTCGCAATTTGGTTCTTTTGTTAACGTAGATGATACCACTAGAAACGTAGGTATCGCTACGACTGTCAGAATTACTGCTGGCGGATTGTTTGTTGGTGCTGTCCAAGCAATTCGTGCTGATGGAACTTGGGGTGGTTCTACTGCTGGTATTCAGGGTGCTACTGGAACTCAAGGAATTCAAGGTATATTAGGTACTCAAGGAACCACAGGTGCTCAAGGTTTTAATGGAACTTTAGGTACACAAGGTGCTACTGGTACTCAAGGAACAACAGGGGTGCCGGGTACGACGGGAGTTGGTGGTACTCAAGGAACAACAGGGGTGCAGGGTACGACGGGAGTTCAAGGTATTCAGGGGAGACAAGGAGTTCAGGGAGCAACTGGATCTCAAGGCACTACTGGAGCACAAGGTGCCACTGGAACTCAAGGCACTACGGGAACACAAGGAACAACAGGAACTCAAGGTACGTTAGGTACTCAAGGGGCAACAGGACCTACTGGTGGATCTAATACTCAAATCCTATATAATTCTGGTGGAACCGCTACTGGTTCTGCTAATATGACTTTTGATGGTACTAGACCAACTTTTGCTACTTTAAGAACCAACAGTATTCTTCCTTCAGGTGGTCTTCCTGCCGGAGCAGATGGTGGGGGTATTATTCAAGTTATTCAAGTAAAAAAATTGGACACTTTTTCAACATCTAGCACAACTTTTGTTGATGTAACTGGACTCTCTGCATCAATTACTCCAAGATCTTCAAGTAATAAAATTTTTATTTTGGCAGCGGGTAGCGCAGGAATGAACGGTGCCACTGCTGGTGCTTTAAGGTTAATAAGGGGATCAACCTCTATATTTGAAGGTAATTCAACATCTGGATATACCAATGTGAGTACTTGTAGTTTTTATGGTGGAAGTGGTGATGGTAATAATAATGAAACCTATTGTATTTCCTATATTGATAGTCCGGGAACTACTGCATCAACAACTTACAAACTTCAAGCATATTCACCCCAAAGTGGAGTACTTGTGCTAAATGGATTTGGAAGTGATGCTTCTGGACAAATTTACTCTCAGAGAACAGTTTCAAGTCTTATCTTAATGGAGGCAAGCACTAATTAAACTTTCTTCAGGAGCACAATGGTCGGTGAATGCTGATGATTATGATCAACTTACTTGGTATTCGCAAGACATTCCAAAACCCACAAGAGCACAAGTAGAAGCAAAGATACAAGAACTAGAAGCAGCAGAGCCGATGAGACTTCTAAGAGTTCATAGAGACAAACTACTTGCTGAAACTGATTGGGTCACTATGAGATCTTATAGTACCAATACTCCAGTTCCGGAAGAATGGGTAGCATATCAACAAGCACTTAGAGACCTTCCAGAAACGGCAACTCCTGTTCTAGACCTCACAAGTCCTTTAGGTATCTCTGGCGTTGACTGGCCAGTTAAACCACAATAAATAACTAAAAAAGTAGATAATGGCAGCATTAGACTTTCCAACTAGTCCGTCTTTAAATCAACTTTATAATGCCAATGGTAAAAGATGGCAGTGGAACGGAAGCAGCTGGATAAGAATACCTGACCCTGGAGCACAAGGTACTCAAGGCGTTCAAGGTGTACAAGGGGTACAAGGAATTCAAGGCACTCAAGGTATTCAGGGAGTACAGGGTGTTCAAGGAATTCAAGGAATTCAAGGTAGACAAGGTGTTCAGGGTGTTCAAGGAACAGAAGGAAACTTTGGTGGTGCCACATTTGACTATACTTTTGACAGCAATACCACAAGTTCAGACCCTGGTATTGGAAGACTTAAATTAAACAATGCTTTAGTATCCAGTGCTTTTGAACTTTATATTGATGACCAGGATGACAATGGAACTGATATTCAGGACTACTTAAGATCCATTGACGACTCTACTTCTACGATCAAGGGTCACTTTAAGATTTCAAATAGAACCAATCCATCAGACTTTGCTCTCTTTGCGATCATTGGAGCAAGTTTAGAAAACACTGGATACTTTACAGTTCCTTGTGGTATCAGTACTGCTAGTGCTTCATCATTCTCAAATAACGAGGATGTCATTATTACTTTCGCAAGAACTGGTGACAAAGGAACACAAGGTACTCAAGGTGTTCAGGGTACTCAAGGTGTTCAGGGAGTTCAGGGAACACAGGGTACTCAAGGCATTCAAGGTATTCAGGGAACTCAAGGTGCTCAAGGAATACAAGGCATTCAAGGAATCACTGGTACGCAAGGCACTCAGGGTACTCAAGGTGTTCAGGGTACTCAAGGTACTCAAGGAACACAAGGTATTCAAGGTGTTCAGGGTACGAACTTTAGCAGAACAGAATATAATTATACTGCTACGAATGGTCAGACATCATTCAGTGCGACGTATGCTGATGGAACAGACATTGATGTTTATGTCAATGGTGTTCGTCTGACTCCTGCCGAATACACTGCGACAAGTGGAACTGCTGTTGTTCTGACGACTGCTGCTTCTGGTGGTGAAATTGTTGATATTACGACTTTTGCTTCTGCTGGTCCACAAGGTGTTCAAGGAAGGCAAGGAACTAACGGTGCTCAAGGCACTCAAGGAACTCAGGGAATTCAAGGCACTCAAGGAGTTCAGGGAACTCAAGGTATTCAAGGTATTCTGGGAACACAAGGCGTTCAGGGTACTCAAGGTGTTCAGGGAACTCAAGGTATTCAAGGCATTCTAGGAACACAAGGTACGACTGGAGCACAAGGAACTACCGGTGCTCAGGGTGCGACTGGTGCTCAAGGTACTCAAGGTTCTTTTGGTACTCAAGGAACAACTGGAGCACAAGGAACCACTGGAACTCAGGGTATTCAAGGTATTGCTGGTCCATCTACGACCATTAATGCGACTGCTGTTACAACCAACTCAACATTCTATCCAGTGTTTGTTGCGGCAGCAGGTTCTAATCAAACCGCAAGTGTAAGAACTACATCACAAGCATTTCAGATTAATCCATCAACTGGTAACTTACAGACCAGTGGAACGATTAGTGCTTATAATGGTTTCAATGCTGAGACAGTACCATTCTTCCGCAACACGACGACTATCGCATCTAACTACACGGTCACAACGACTTATAATGAAATGAGTATTGGACCCATCACCGTGAATTCTGGCATCACGGTTACAGTTGACTCGGGTGCGACCTGGACTGTGGTATAATAAATAGAGGAAATGTGAAGTGATATGAGTACGATTAAGACCAACGCAATTCAGACAGTTGCTGGAAAACCTATTCTGAATAGTACTGGAAGTATTTTACAGGTTGCTTATGCAGATTCAACAACTCAAGTTAGTGCTTCAGCACAAACATATACAATAATTCATTCAGTAACTCTTACATCAGTTGCTGCAAATAGTAGATACTTTATGGATGGATACTGCCATGCTTATTCTGCATCTTCAGGTGCCAGAGCAAATCTTGGATTTTCTGTAACAATCGGTGGAACTACAACTAGAATTTATGGCACTGATGGGGGTGGAGATTCTTGGGGAACTAATGTTAATCCCGCTGGTAATGGTGGTGCTCAATTTAATAGGTCTGGGGTATATACTTCAAGTGCTGCTGCAGGTACATCATTAACATTTAATCTTTTAGGAACTTCTTATGATGCCACAACAATTTGGAATTATAGTGGATATAGTCATAAGTCAACAATAACAGTTATGGAGATATCAGCATGAATAATTTAAATTTAGAAATAGAAAAAAATTTCTTTACAAGTATTATATCAGCCTTATTATCATTAAGACCTGGCGCACAGTTTGTTGTTAGAGGAACTTCTTATGATGGGATTGAATGGAATGAACCACCAGTATGGGAAGGTGGGCAAAAGAAACCAACAAAAGAAGAAGTAGAATCAGAAATAGCAAGACTTCAAAAAGAATGGGAAGAT